TCTTTGCTCGTCACGCTCTTCCTCCTCTCTTTCCATCCGATCTGCCATGCTCCACGCATCGGAAGCGATGTCGTCGATGTCGCCGTCGTAATACTTGTCCATGATTAGCGCCATCATTGCCATGCCAGCCCAAATCTGTTTCATGCTTGGCTCACGCATCTTTCTTCTCCTCGGGGAAGAGTGCATCGCCTGCGGCGTTTGGGAACTTCGCACCCCACGCCACCAACTGCAACACGTCCATCTTTTCCATGAACCCGTCGACAGCACTGATGCGATACACAACCTGACCGAACTCATCCTTCATCTTCACGATGCCGACAGTTCCCTTGCTTGACGTGAACCACGTCCAATCCATCACCTCGTTCATACTTCGCTCACTTTCACTTTCAACATTCCGCCGATTGGCTCGGCCCAATAAATTCGCAGGTCAACGATGTTGGAGTCGTCTTCCCACACGCCCGCATGAGTGCAGGCATCCAGCACCGCCTTGAGCAGGTTGTCCAAATCGCGGCGGCGGTTGTCTGGCCGGTACGCCTCGATCTCGACTCGCATCTTCCCCGCGTAGTGCTTTGCGCCACGCTGGATCAGCACCTGATCGGCCACGGCCTTGCGGTACTCGCGCCCCTTCGCACTGATAATCATCCGGCCCTGAAACGTGCGCCAGTAAGTGTTCATGCTTGGGGGCCACGGGAAGGTCAACTCAATCATTGGCGTTGGCTCGGAATGCGATTGAGGATGTCGTTGGCAAGAGGCGAGTTGAAGTTCTCGTCGTCTTCTTTACCAGCCAGTTTGGCCTCGTATGCATAGGCCATCTCTGCACACGCTTGGCGCTCGATAAAAATGGCCTGCTTGGTGGTTTGTATTGCCACCGCCATGATCTCTGCCTTGGCTTGCGCCATAGCGTCCTCAAACTCTTTTGCGGTGAACAACTGTTGACCAGTGCCCTGCGCGAAAAATCGTTTTTGAAAATCCGTCAATTCAACTTTGCTCATTTCCATTCTCCTTCGTTACCTCGGTTACCTTTGATCCATTGATCTCTAACATCTTTTTCAAGATTCGATTCGGGGTGAAGTTCGTTCCACCCTTTCTTCCAGCGCCCAGTGTGGTCACTGTAGCCACGGAGCCAACGGTATGCACCATCACGATCTTTAATCCGCATCTTGATGACCTCCCGAACGAGACAGCGGTACATATGCTCACGGTCTCTGGCTCTTGCAATTTCTTTTTCCTCGGCATTCAAAATGATCCTCCACCGTCAAATGACATCGCCACCGCGCCAGCCATCTCTGTGAACTGCTGACTATCTTTGTCGTACCACAGCGAGAACCAATCCTCTGCCTCACCGTTACGTTGCTTCTCACACATCAGCATGGCGTCAGGCAACTTGTCGTCTGCTGTGCCCTTCTTTTGCTTGTCGTGTTCTTTCTTTTTGTTGCGCCACATCAGCAAGACGTTGTCCACCTGATCAGCAATCGCGCCGGTGCCCTTGATGTCGTTCTTGTTTGGTTGCAACTCTTCGTTCTGCAACTTGCGGATGTGGTGAATCAGGTGAATGTGGATGTTGTGATCACGGGCCACAGCGGTGATCTCGTCGACGAACATCTTCTGTGCGTTGTAATCATCCTCACCGGGCACGCACTTCATCAGCGAGTCGATGAAGACGTGACTGACGCCCAACTCCATCGCGCAATACCGCGTCACCGCAATCACTTGTTGCGTGGTCACAGTACCTTGTTGGTCATACAGCCACAAACGATCGCCAGCAAACTGGTGGAAGCGATCCAGCAACCTGCCCATGTACTTTTCTTTGGACATGAACTTGGGGAACTCGATGTTCTCGCCAGCGAACTGTCGGAGCATCCGGTACAGCGTGCGCTTAGGCTTCATCTCAAAAGACTGAATGCAGATTTTCTGGTTCTGCTTGATCAGGCTCAATGCAATCTGACCTGTGATCAGTGACTTGCCGCCACCGTTTGAGCCAGCGTACAAAGTCACCTCCCCGGGGCGGAATCGGAAACTGTGTTCAGTCTTCGGCCACGGCATGGTTTGTGTGACCTCTTTGACCGGGTTCGCAATCTCATCGCGCAACTCGTCCAACAAGAGACCGACCTCACGCACCTTGTTGGTCAGGTCATGGGCTTTCAGATATTTTTCAACGTCCACATCTTCCGGCTTGAGCAGTCGGACTTTGCGGGCCTCGTCGAGCGCCTTCGCACGCTCTTGGACATTAGACATTTGCATAGTGCATTACCTCTTCAATTCGCTGTTGTGCCACTTTCAAGCGCTCGTTGTCCTCATCGGTCAACTTCCTGCCTTTACGCAGGTCGCTGGCGCAGATACTGACCACCAGTGCCTCGAACGCAAGAATGCGGATGAGGTCGCTGGCGTAGAACGCGGGTTTGAGTTTTGGTTTGCCCTCGATGGGGTAATCGCGGCGTTTGTTGTCTGGCGGGAACAGGTCGGTCATGTCCATGCCCAATGCCTGCACCACGCTCAAGGTCTCACATCCTGCAAAGCAGTGCAAGAGAACCCGGCCATCGTCTGCCTCGCGGATCGCAAGGGACGGGCCTTTGTCGTTGTGTGCAGGACAGCAGGCAGTCCATGAGCCGTTGCGGCCCTTGACTTTCTGAAGTCGCGACAACATGACCTCGACAGGAGTCATATCACTCTCCGGCCCTGAGCCACAGCCTGCTCGGGGAAGTAGTCGTCCTCCCAGCGGCGCTGGTTGATGTACGTCATCGGGGCAGGCTCAAAACCACCAAGCCACTGCTCTGAGGTCTTCAGGTCGTTGACGTTGTTGATGATGACTTCGGCCACCTGATCGAGGTTGTGCTTTTCCCACTTCGCCAACACAGCGGCCTTGCCGACCTTGCGTTTTGACGCAGGCCATGCGGCCCAAAATTCTTCAAAGCGTGCCGCCGACAATGTATTTATATTCTTATTCTTATTCTTCTTAGGGTTCGTGTTCGGTTTCGGTTCGGTTACCGATTCGGTTTTCTTCGGCCTGCCACCTCGCTTCCCGAGGGATCGGTTTGTCTCGACTTGATGCTGATATTTTCCGATTTCAGCATCACAACGTGCGTTTCGATACCCCTCTTCGGTACGTTCGAAAAATTCCCCCAAAACCGATTCGGTAATGTCCAAATCGAGACGAATTTTGCGGGCCACCATCGTTGCATCGAGCGGGATCGGAGCCTCACTCATGTAGTACAAGTCGAGCAGGCGACGGTACGCGAGGTCTTCAGCGTCTGACAGGTGCGTCGTGTGGGTGATGTAGTCCCCGAGATGGAATTTGTACCAAATCACTTGATCTCTCCAAAAAGGTCTGGCCGAAGCGTCTTGCGCTTGACCTTTCCGTTGGTAAATTTCTCGATCATCAGAGCGAGACCAGCACTGGGAACCTCACGGCCCGAGACGATGAGAGACATCCACGTCTTGCTCACCCCCAGTTTGTTCGCGAGTTCGATCTTCGAACCGCGTGGTTTATCTCGGAAATACTCTTCAAGTGTCATCTGACCTCCTGTGTTGGTTTAAGTGGATCATACACCAAGCAAAAATAAATGCAAGGGGGTTGTATGTCAGGGTTAAACGTGCTACAGTTGAGCCTTGTTTAACCTGAAAGCGAATTATGCACGACGAAGGTGAAGCACATCAAGCGATGCTTGAACGAATGCAAATGCTCGAGGAAGCCCTTTACCGGGCCGAGACGGGCGTTGCTACCGAAGACGACTGGAGCGTCATCCGCTTTGAGTGCGGTGTGCCCAGAAGTCAAACTTTGAAACCTGAAATTGAATGGAGTGAATGATGGCTTTGATAGCGAAAGAAAGCGGCGGTGGAAGTTTTACCCCTGTGCCGCAGGGTATGCACCTTGCACGGTGCTACAGGGTGGTCGATCTGGGCACCCAGAAGTCCGAGTACCTTGGAACCGTGAAGCACCTGCCAAAGGTGATGTTGCAGTTTGAGGTTCATGGCGAGGATGAGAACGGCAAAAAAATCGAAACGGCCAAAGGTGAGCCAATGTCGATCAGCAAGAACTTCACGCTGTCGTTGGCCGAGAAAGCCACCCTCCGCAAAGACTTGCAGACATGGCGTGGCCGTGAGTTCACCGCAGAAGAACTGCGCGGGTTCGAACTCAAAAACGTGTTGGGTGCATGGGCAATGATCTCCGTGATCAAAGCCGCCGGTACCAACGGCAAGGAGTACACCAACATTGCGGCAATCATGGCCGTGCCACCAGCCATCAAGAAGGCAGGTCTGCCAGAGGGCTTCAACGCTCTTGGCATCTTCTCGATTGATGAACCTGACATGACCATGTTCGACACCTTCAGCGATGGCCTGAAGCAAAAAATTCAGGGTTCACCTGAATGGCAAAGCCGCTCCGGCGGTGACACACAGCGTCAATCTGGCGGTCAATCGAACGGGGGCGGCTCCGGCTTTGACGACATGGATGACGACATCCCCTTCTAAACCAATCGGAGAGCGGCAATGGAAAACAAAGTGACCCTCGAGTCCATCGTGCAAAAGATCGTCGGCGAGATGTACATCGTCCTGCCAGACGGTCGCACCACGGTTTGTATGCTAACTATGAAGAACGGCTACACCATCAAAGGTGTGTCGGCCTGCGTGGATGCATCGAACTTCGACATGAACATCGGTCGCAAGATCGCGTTCGAAGACGCCGTCCGGCAAATCTGGCCCCTTGAGGGCTACCTGCTGGCCGAGCGCCTCTTCTGGGAGCGTGCAGTGCCCGTGGCCTCAAACCCGCCTGAAGCGCCCAAAAAAGTCCACTGGACTCAGACCCCTGAAGGCAAGAAAAAAATGGCCGCACGCAAGCGTAAAGGAGCAGGCAAATGAAACGCTACCTCGGAACCAAGGAAATCAACGCCCGCCCCATGAGCCGTCAGGAATACAACGTCCTGCGCGGCTGGGAACTGCCATCGAATGAGAATGGCGCTGACCCCGGCTACCTCGTCGAATATCTCGACGGCGGATCACCAAACCATCCTGACTTTCAGGGCTACATCTCGTGGTCGCCCGTTGGGGTGTTTGAGCGGGCCTACAAGCCTACCGACGGCATGACCTTCGGTTTGGCACTCGAGTGCCTCAAACGTGGCCTCAAAGTGGCGCGGAAGGGCTGGAATGGCAAGGGGATGTGGCTATCCCTTTCTGGCGATGGATTCGCTGGCGAGACGCCGCTGGTGCGCTACGTCGACCACGACAAGTTCTGGTCGAAGAACAACAGCGACTTCGCTGTCGAACAGGGTGGCTGTGCCAAAGTGTTGCCATGCATCACCATGAAAACCGCAGACGACTGCATCCTCATGGGTTGGCTGGCATCGCAGACCGATATGTTGTCTGAAGACTGGGAGGTGGTGTGATGGATAGCCTCGGCGGACTTTTACTCGTTGCGTGGATCGGCCTTGCATGGCTGACCCATGTGATCACCTGCATCAGTGCTGGCAAGTGGCTTTTCCTGCTTGCTGGTGCCATCTTCTTCCCCATCGGTTGCGTGCATGGCACCGGTGTTTGGTTTGGAGCATTCTGATGGAAGACTTTGAACACCTACCAAAAATGGCCGGATGGCACGAGAGCAAACTGCTTGTGCCAGAAGGCCAGACGATGTCATTTGAACTGCCCAAGCCCAACTACAACATTACATTTCATCGCGTTGATGATCGTGGGTTCAATGGCGAGGCAGTTGGCAAGTTCGACTTCAATGGCCCGGAATTCCGCTTTGAGGGTAACGCTGAAGAGTCAGCCAAAGTCTTCATTGACTGGATCGCTAGATCATTCAAGGGTCGCCTCGAAGAGGAGTACACACGCGGCTACAACGACGCAAAAGAAGGCAAGGAGCCACAACAATGAGCATCACAGCAAAAGAACCTCGCGCCAGCGAGAGCAATCACTGGTACACCCGCGACGGCGTGCCACGCTACACCGTGATCGGTGCCAACGGCAAGGAGCGCAACACCACCCTGCGTGACGCCCGCAAAGAGAGTCTGGTGCCTTCGGTCACCACGGTTCTCAACGTGGCCGCAAAACCTGCTCTGAACCAGTGGCTACAACGTCAGGTGCTGTTGGCCGCACTCACCCTTCCTCGTCGCACCGACGAGCCGGAGGATGATTGGATCGCCCGCATCATGGACGACTCAAAGGAGCAAGGACGCGCCGCCGCCGACCTCGGCACGGACATCCACGCTTCGATCCAGTCGTTCTATGAGGGCGTGCAGGCCGAGCGCCATCAGGAACACGTCCAAGGTTGCGTGGCCGCGTTGCAGACCCACTTTGGTCATCAAGGCTGGATCGCCGAGCGTGCATTCGCTCACGAGATCGGCTTCGGTGGCAAGGTTGACTTGCACGCGCAAAACATTGTGGCCGACGTCAAGACTA